GTGGTTGCGTTTGAAATCGTTGTTTTCAATGTGACATCATCAACCGACCGCACGTCGTCCGGCTTAAATGTTTTCATATTATCAAAATAGGTTGTCACATAGGTTGACGCCGTTGTTGTTGTGTTTAATAAAAATGCTTCCATTGTAACGGCCGCCAATGTCGCGTTGCTTGGACTTTGGTCAATTCCGTTGCTACTTAATTTTTGACTGAATTTTTTAAACAAATTATTTTCCGAACTTGTTAAATTATTCACAACTGGCAATTGTTGAGACGAACTAAAATTTGTAAATTTTTTCGCGTCGGAATCCCAACCATAAAAATGTGTTAATGACGGCGTCACAAAATCCAAACGCAAATCAATTTTAAATGAAACGTTTGCTTCAACCCCGCCGCCGCTTGTTTCTTCAACAAAATAATAAAATTCCAATCCGAATTGGTTTAATTCCTCAAAGAAATTCGCAACGTCTATTGTTCCAAAACTTTGAAAATTCATTATCTTTATATTTTCCGGGGTTTTTGGCGCGGTTCCGGTCAACCTTAACGCCTTTTTGCCCTTGAATTTAAAATCGGCGTCAACAACTTCGGCGTAATTATTTAAAATGGTCCAATCGCTTGCGCCGTATTCAAAACCTGAATTGTAAAATTCACCCCGCAAATTGTTTTGTTTTGACTTCACAACAACAGAATTAAGCGGTTGCAAATATTCAATGTTAAAATCGCCGCCAATCGGTGTCAATTCTTTTGGCGCCACCAATACAACCGGTTCGTTGATCGTGTCAACAATAGCGCCCAAATAATCGTGACGCCTATTTTTGACGCGTTCATTATGCGTTGAATTTAGTTGATTAAAAATGTCGTTTTGAATTCCCGTTGGAACCGCATTGTTTGCTTGTAACGACGCCAAAATTGAATCCTTGACCGTAATGTCAAAAATGTTTGACGCTTCTATAATATACCATTTGCCAAACGATTGGAAAATCCTTTGATTATATAAACCCAAAATCAATTCCAATTGTTGTTTTGCGTTGAAAACATCAAAATCGTTTGCCAATTCTTGCGTTGCAAACATTGTCGCATTGTATGGAAAAACCGAATCGGTTGATCCGTAATTGTTCCCGGCAATAAGTGACGAAAATGTAATGTCATTGACGCAATTAATTGGAATGTCCAAATCTAAATTTTGCAAAATTAATGCAATTCGTTGAATGTCGTTGTAAGAATTTGTATTTGATAACGAATAAAAATCGGCAACCGTGCCGTCAAAATCTGAAAGTGTCCCCAAACCGTCAAACGCGTTCAAAGTAATTTCAAACGGTGGCGATTGTAGTGTTTCGCGGAACCTATCAACCACCAAAAACCCGGTCCAAAATAAACCGAAATCGTTGTTTATATTATTTGAAATTTGGCTTTCAATACAATTCAAACTTTCTATTATTCCCGAATCATTGAAAACCCTTTTTTGATAAAATGTTGAATCTTTGAAAAACTTTGTTTCGTTTTCTAAACAATCAAACGATTCAATGAACCCATTGTCCGCAACAATACGCGTTTCAAAATCATCAACAATTGGTTTGGAATAATAAACATTTACTTTGTATTCACGTTCATCGAATTTATAAAAATCATCATAAGAAACCGAATCGGTGACAAACAATTTTAATTGACATTTTGATCCGATTATTGATTTGTAAAAATTATCTGATGATTGCCACGAAATTTGAACGGGATTCGCGCCCCCGATAATTGGCAAAACATCACCGGAATAATTTTTTTTAAGTATTTCCAGTTTTTTTGGATAACCCAAAACGTCTGAAAATTCAAGCCTATATTTTACGCCGTATGCCATAATTTGTTTTTAATATATTCGTCCGGCCGTTTCATTGGCGCGTTCAATCGCAATCAATAAGTCTTGACCGTCAACCCTGACGTTTCCGGTGACGGTTAAATTACCACTACCGGCGCCACCAATCATTGATTGCAGTTTATTAAGCGGTGCAATGACTTCGGGATTTTGTCGCGCGCCTGGATATTCACCAACCAATCCCATTGTTGGACCGCTTACAATACCACCATTCGCGAATGCGGTTGCGCCGCCACCGTCGGCAATTTTACCCGCTTGCGACTTTGCAAACGAACCCAACGCAATTAAAGCGATACCGGCCGCAATGGCAACCGCCGGATTCAATGATTTTAGCGCTTTTTTTATACCCTCAACCGCCAAACCAATACTTATTGCAAGTTTACCCAATTGAACGGCCATTCCGCCAATTGTTGTTAAAACAACTTTTGAAAGATTTTGCGCTAAATTTCCGCCCCCGCTTATGGCTTGGCCTAATGCCGAACCAATTCCGGTTGCTAATTGATTCAAACCGCCCGTGATAATGTTTCCAATTTCTGAATTAAATGCGGCCGCGTTTGCGATTGCAATTTGTTGTTGTTCGGACAAAACCGCTTGTTGTTCGGCAATTGCCGCCGGGATTCCCGCCGTGTCGGCTTTTATTGCGTTTGTGATTGGTGTCATAACGCCGTCGGATTCAAGCGCCGAAACACTTGAAACGGCACCACGACCACCACCGCCACCACCACCGGACGTTGTTGTTGTTCCCCCACCGCCACCGGCCGCAGCTTGACCGCCGTCACCGGCTGAAACAACCGCCACCGGAACGACAATTGGGGAAATTTGTTTTTGTTCCAATGCCTCGTTGAAATTATCAACAACACTTGAACCCAATGTTTTGGCCTCTGTTTTTATATCATCAAAAGCGTTTAAAACATTATTTTTAACGCCTTTAAAAGCAATTTCAAATCCTTTTTTAATTTCGTCCGGATCTAATGTGAAAATTCCCATTATAATACTGCCGATGCCCTCTAATGCGCTAACAATATTTTTTGCAGTCATTGTCACAATTGTGACCAATGTTTTAAAAACAAATTTTCCAACCGCAACCAAATTTTTTAATTGCATAATAATTGCGTCCACGGCCAATTGTATGGGCAACGAATTGTTGTATAATTCAATAAAATAATTGCCGACTTTAATCAATGCGGCTTTTATGCCCGCCCAATTTTTATAAATAACAACGCCAACCGCAGTCAATGCAGCGACAACCAAACCAATAGGCCCGGTCATCAAAGTTAATGCGGCACCGATTGCCGGCGCCATTGTCAATAAACTTCCAATTATTGCAATTACCGGCCCTAATGCAGCAACAACGCCACCAAATATTAAAATGGCTTTTTTAACCGTTGGCGACAAATCGCCGAATCGTTGAATTAAACCATTCAAAAAAGTCACTAATTTTGTAAATACTGGCAAAATAATTTCACCAAATCGCGCGGCTAATTCTTTTAATGATTCTTGAAAAATACGCATCTGATTTGCAGCGCCACCGCTTGTTCGTGAAAAATCACCTTGGGCGTTCGCCGTTTTTGCCATAATAAATTCATATCTCAAAGCGACCTTTTCCGCTTGCGACATTGTTTTAATATTGGCGTTCATTCCTTGTTCCATTGCGAAGTTTTTTAAATTGACTTCGGTCATAACGACGCCCAATCTTTTCAATGATTCCGTTTCGCCCGTAAATACGCCGGCCAATGCCGTTTGCGCTTGTTCAATATCAATGTTTTTAAAAGACGCTAAATCGCCGGCCAAACCAACTAATTGGGTTGACATTCCCGCCGCGGCGTTTGTTGACAATCCCATTGATGTGGCCATATCGCCAAACAATGCCGCCATATCAAGCGCGGAACCCTCGGCGATTCCGAATTCTTTTAATGTTGTTTTTGCGAATTCTTTAACTTCTTTTCGCGAGTTTCCAAATGCAACATCAACCTTGTTCATTGATTCCTGAAAATCACTTGCGAATTTTATTGCGGCACCACCCGCGGCAACCAAAGGCAACGTCAAACGTGTTGACATTTGTTTTCCAACGTTTTGCATTTTGGAACCAAAAGATTGCATTTTTGCCGAAGCGCTTGACAATGCGCTTTTAAGTTTCGACGAATCGCCGGTGATGTTTAATTTTAAATTTGATTCGGCCATAAAAGGAATATTTTAGACAAAAATACAAAAAAAAAGACGCATTAAAATTTAAAAAATTTTTTCAATTTTATACGAAGATAAATTTTGACTGTTGAATGTTCTCGAATTTTTGGTATATATATACCGCAGCGGTATGAAAACCGCTTAAAACGGCTAAAAAGCGCCTTAAATCAAATGTCCGTTTTTGGTACTTTTGCCATTTTTTGCACTTATTTAAACGTCTTTTTGTTCGTCATTTGTTTGGCTTTTAATTCAAACGCTTCCATTTGTTCCCGTGTCGATTTTGGTTTGGCGCGTTCAATTTGACGTTTTTTGTCAACCGGCAATTCAAACAATTGTTCCGGTTTCAACATTTGCGATTTCTTTTGACATTGGACATTGTGAATCATCGCGGCCAAATACCGCGTTTGTTCCCATTGCAAATTGATGTTGTTGTGATAATGTTCGGCGATCAATCCGTTTTCACGCCACGTTTGCCGCCAAAAATCGTTTGGTTTTATGCCAATCAAACCGATATAATAATCGGTTAAAGTTTCAAAATTTACTTTTTTGACGGCTTCACCTTTCCCGGCTTTTCCATTTCGGCGTTTAATGAGTTGCCCAAAATTTTGGATTGCAACATCGCGTTCACAATGTCATTGATTACTTCCGCTTCCAAATCGTCCAACCACGCGCCAACGGTGAAAATATTATAATCAACATCGTTTCCGTTTTCCTGGTCGTTTGCCAATATTGCGGAATAAATAAGCGCCCGCAATCCCTTTAATGAAATACCATTTTGAAAAACGTTTCCGATGTCTTGAAGTGAAATTCCCATTTGTTCGGTAAATTCCGACCAAAAATTCATTGAAAAATGAAGTGTTCGTTTTTTGCCACCGACATTGATGTCAATGTACCCTTTTTGTTTGTTTGCCATTTTTGTTGTTGTTTGTCGTTAATAAATAAAAAAGCCACCGCCAAAAATTGACGGCGGCCGAAAATAATAAACTTT